TTGATTGCCACCATCTATCTTCTGCATCCCAATTATTAGTGGCAGCTTCCCAATTAATTTGTCTACCACCAGTATCAGGACGAGGGTTACGTATTGTTGGATCATCTCTTACATCAGGCACCTTATTTAGAGGACTATTCTTCAGATCATACTGACCATCAAAATCCTGTGGACATACTAGCATCCCATAACTATTCAATTTCATTACTCTGTGTGGATAAACAAATCCACACGTATCACACATAGCCAGAGCATTCTTATTACTGGCCATTAAATATACCCTAATTTGGGTTTAAGAAACAGATTTGCTCTTTCTCTATCTTCTTCTAAAGCTGTTAGTAATAATGCTTCATAATTAGACTTTAACATTCCAATTCTATCCATCTCAATACCGGGAGTTTTCATAGAAAGATAATAGGAAAGACCACATGTAAGGGGTGGAAGGAATCTCTTGGGCATATCTGCATTTTGAGAAGCAGACTTATTTACATCTTCCAGTTCTCTTATACCTTCAATATTTAATATATCAGTTGAATTTTCAGGAATAGGCCAAAGATATATTGTAGGATTATCTCTATCTCTTTTTACGGAAAATTGAGTAGATCTTCCTGTTTGTGTCTTATTAGGAACAAGTTGGTATTCTTCAAAGCTAATTCTTTGTAACTGAACATCTGTACCATCCCTACGTAATACGACTTCCAATGCATCCAATGTACTATCAGATAATGCATAGGTAGTAGTACTTGTAATAACTGTAACAAGAGTTGTATAGGTAGACCAAAGGAGAATACCTCTGTTCTGCCAATCCTTTAACATTAGATTAATAGAACGACGAGCAGAAGCTGGAGTATGACCAAGGGTTTGCTCACCCCCGATCATCTCCGTAGCTTCTTGGATCACCTCATCTATATCTAAGTTAAAGTTAAATGTTCCTGACGTAGCCATATTGACTATTTCTTCTTGGTTGTTTTTTCACTCATGAAGAAACCTACAACACCTGATGCACCACATGCAATCATAATAATGTTCTGCCATAAATCAACTGGTATGGTAATACCAATCATGGCAAGAACACCTGCAAGTGCAGCATAAGATGAGGGTTCTTTAAAACGATCTATAATACGAATCATATCTTTCTCCTTATTTTTCTTTTTACTTTAGTTTTTAGTATTTTACCAGTACTTCTTTTAATGGCAGTCCCATGTTCTTTTGTCCATTTTTTAGCAATATCTGGACGTTTTGTATATAGGAAAGCACGTTGTTTTTCAGATTTAAACGGCATATTACCTCACATGAATATTAGATACACTCATGTCGTCTGTCTTGAATGATTTCCCCTTTTCATAACTTTCATTTGTTACTACATCATGGGGTTTTCCTACAACATCTGGTCCTTTTCTGGCTGCACCATAGCCCTGACCTGTAGGTTTCCCATTGATCTTTTCCAGATCAGGGGGATCTTTTAATAGTGTATGTGGTCCCATTTTATTCTCCTTTACTTAAACTTTTCCACCAGCTTTGTAACCTTGCATGATCTTCTTACCTCTCTTACGAGATACTTTACCACCACGTTTTTTTCTTTTAGCATCTTCTTGTTGTACTCTCATAGCTGCTAATGCTTCTGCTAAAGATATACCTAATACTTCTGCCATCTCTTTTGCAAATTCTTTATCAGGTTCAAATTTAGGTTTATCAGGCATTAATCATACCATTGGGAAACTTCAAGATTTCCACCTTTCCAACGAGATACTGTACCACCCTTCCTACGAGATACTTTACCACCTTTAGAACTAGATCGTAATCCTGCTGAATAGGAAGCAGGTGTTTTAGTACCGGGTTTTCTTGTTAGAGAACGAATATACCTTTTTACCCGCCTCTGTGTTTCTGCCTTGCTTAGTTCTTCTCTTGGCTTATCTAAAGCCTGTAATATATGAGCACCTATTCCTGTTTTAGTTGTAGTGGGTGAGGGAGTACCTCTTTGTGCTGTAGATTTTTTAGTTGTAGTTTTTGGTGAGGTAGATGGTTTATCAGTAGATGTTAATCTTGTCTTAGTCTCATCATATTTTTTTCTACCTCGTACAAGAGGAGCAGCTAAAGATTTTATATCTACTTTAGGAGTAGATACTGTTCTTTTATGCACATCTTCTGATCCTTTTCGAACTGCCCCATAAAGTTTACTAGCAGCTTTTTCTCCAGCAATTTTAGCTCGTGCTGTAGCAGCTTTAGCAGTAGCTTCTGGAGTAGCTCTACTATAAACTTCTTGTACTGCTGGGGCTGTCTTTTTTTCCTCAAATTTACTTCGTCGTAGTGCCTTAGCCCCTTCTTTCATTCTATATTTGGGAGGATTACCTCTTCCTGTACCTGTTCCCTCTACTAATTCCCACTCATCCTGATTAAGATTTGTTTTCTGTTGAGCAGCTTTTTTTCTTACTTCTGCTGCTGTTGGTGGTTTATATTGTCCAGTTCCACCAGTACGTCTACGAATTTCTCTAGATATTTTAGTACGATTAACCATTACTGTGCTCCTTGTATTACGGTATCTGGTCCTCCCAAGGGATTTCTTGGATTCTCCATATCATCCTGCCTCATACGTCTGGCTTGATTTCTCAGAGCATCCACTGAATTTGTGTAACTACTCTCCCATACTTGCACAACATCCCAACTCTTGGTAAACTTGGAAGCTTCTATCATACAAGCATTAAACAAAGCATTATAGGCAAATTCACTGAAATAATTAGAAGTCGTAGCACTTGTTCCTGTGGCAGAGGACAAAGCCAAAGGTCTACGTGTGTATTGTATTTCTCCTGACAAAGCTGATGTAGGAGTTGGTACTATGTAAATAGCTGTGTTATTCTTTCTGGCATAATATCTGGGTGTACCCACAGATGCACTGGCATAGGGCCAATAATCTATGGCATATTCATAAGTTCTTTGCAGGAGAGGGGTAATAAGGGAAGATGTGCTTGTGGTGAAACTAACATTTCTAACAACTAAGGTATCCACTGGAAGACTTACTATGGGAGCAGAAGCAGTAAATGTAAATGTGGCAAAGTTATCCAGACCGGGATCATCAAGTTCTTTCACTAGACGATCTTCAGCCTTCTCAACAAACTTCGGAATCTGCTCCGAAAATTCAGTTGAGTCATTCTCTGCCGTATTAATAAGGTCAGTTCTAAGAAACGAATAATTAGGCATAGGATGTTATCCTAGTATAGCAGTTACTGGTCCAGCATCTGGTGCAGATACGGTTACTTTACCATAAATAGGTACACCAATTTCTCCGAAATAAGTATCAATTACTCCATTTGCCTGAATAGCTAGTCGAATAGCCGTTCCTTGTGCAGTTCGATTTGTAATCTGCTGCTCACCTTTTAATTCAATCATTCCTGATACAGTTGCCGTAGCATGGATGGCCACTATACGAGTAACCGTACCATCTGCTCCTACGGTAGCTCCTGTATCTACCCTTTTAAGTGGGCCACTTCCAACTGTTGCCATTGCAACTGTAAGATTTGAAGCCATGTTGTTCTCCTTTATTTAAACTTTACCACCAGCTTTATAGCCTTGCATTATTTTACCACCACGTTTACGAGATACTGTTCCACCTTTTGCTTGACCTTTTAAAGCTGGCATAATTTTAAGAGTAATATCTTCTCCAAATATTGCTTTTGCAGTATCTTTAGCATCTGCTAAACTATTCTCATAAGCATAATCTTTACCATTCCATACTGCAAAATCACCAAAACTTGTTTTTCTAATAACTCCCGGTTTATCAGCCATATCTAATCTCCTTAAACTTTACCACCAGCCTTGTAACCCTGCATGATCTTTCCACCACCTTTACGAGAGGCAGTACCACCCTTCTTACGACGAACAGAACCACCCTTCTTTACCATAGTTCTGGCACCAGAATAAGGACCACGACCAAGAGCACGTTCCATGCCCATACTTTCTGCCCTACGAGCTGCAAGATTTCCCCTAACAGCAGGATGACGAGCAGCTAAAGATTCATCAAGTCGTGCATCATAACCTTGTGTAAGACCACCAACTTGTTTCTTAACAGTTCCACCAGCTTTTTTAGTAGTTTTTCTAGCCATAATTAAATTCCTTTCATATAATGGAGGAGGAGAGGCTAACGCATCCCTCCTCCCACATCATTTGCCTTTAGCTTCCAGCATTTCCAAACCAGCCTCTCCAATCGGAGACACCGAAACTGTAACGTTCCCGTGCCTTAAATCGGAGATTACCAGTATCGAAATCTGGCTCCATCTTCGTCTGAAGAGGTGTACGTGCAAACATCTTCGTACCATTAGGAACGTCGGTCCTTACGAACCAATCATCCGTTCCAGTGAAACGCCTATTGACATAGAACCCATCGGGAACCATGCCCATGTGGCGAGTGGCATTGATATCATTATTAGAACCACCGGGTTTGCCGGGAGTATTCAAAATGGTATCAGCAACATTCCATAGATCAACAGGAACGTGTAAAGATGTGGCACTTGCACCTACGAGGATACCACGATCATCCTTAATCTTCTGGACAGCCGTGATTGCAGTTTCAAGAGTAGCAATTGCCAGTGTTCCGGCAGTTGTTACATTACTCTGAGTACCATCGGAAATGGTAGGATGCGTAGTAGCGAAGAACGCAACACCATCCCCAATCGTATCAACAAAGCCATTGGTAAACAGATTGGCAGCTTTGACTTCCTTGGTATTTGCCATTGCACGGGCCAAACCTCTGGCACGTAACTTAGCAAACGTATCATACAAGTTGTCTTCCATTGCCTCTTCTGTAATCGCAAAGGCTAGAGCAACAGTCTCTGCCGTGTAACGGGCAGTGTAACTCTCTTGTGCATCATCATAGGAAACAGCAGCACCTTCAGACTTAACCGGAGCTGAGCCGAAACCTGTAAACAGAACTTCTTCTTCAAAGGCTCGATCAGAGTTTTCGACTTCATAAAGATTTTTATGTTCGTCGTTAACCTGACCATATTCCAGCCCGAAAACAGCATTTAAGCCGGGAAGAAGTTCTTTGGCAATACTAGCTCTATTCACAGTCATAGTATTATCTCCTTCCTAGTTATGCCGTTGATACTGTAGTAGTCGCAAACCGATCACGATGCGTGGGTAACCAGACCTCTAGCATTGGATATTGATCAAGACCATCGGCACCTTCACCGGGATCTCTAGCATATCCAATAACACGCACATTACCTACAATGGTTTCTAAACCAGCAGCCGATGTTTCTACAAAAAATGCAGATTGACCTGTCTTGGTACTACCAGCAGAGGCCGTCGAAACGGTCGCCACATAGTTAAGTACTTTACAGATCTCACCATGACTACAGGTTGCATTACCTTGAATGTAATACGTCTGATCAGGATCAGTTATGACATGGAACTCAATACTAGTTGCAGCAGTGATAGCTTCTCCCGGCCAATACCGTGAGAACTTTTGAGCACCATCTGTATCTACATAGTTACAACCCATGAATACGCCCGAAGGCTTCAGGGTAGCACCAATAGATTCAGAAATAGTACCACTAGCTTCAATACATATTAAGTCACCAGTATACAGTTTCTTAGGAGCACGAGTTATAGTAGTAGGTGAAACTACAGTATTTGTTCCACCAGTATTATAATTCTGTCCCTTTTTTCGAGCAGGAAGGAAGCCACGTAATGCTCGTGTACTAGACATATTATTTCTCCTTCCAGTTAAAGACTAGTCCTGAAACGTAGGAGTTCGTCCTTTAAATGTTCTCGATTTGCTATTATTGGAAATAGGCATCTTAGAGTTGGATGAGTTCATTAATTGAGAATTAACGGCCTCCAACATATCATTTGCCTTATTCCTATAATGGCGTCGTTTGGCCTCTAGCTTTACCGTGGGTATCTTACCCAAGGCTATATCTCCACGACTGACAACTCCAGCATAGCGGCCTTCTTCTCTCACGACAGAAGTTGATCCCATCTCAGGAACCTCTTCAGGAGTAACAAATTCCCATCCTTGCGATTGCTTCTTACCAATTTCTTGGTAATCATCCTGACCATTAAAAAGGATTCTTAACCAACCAAGAGACATATCTTGCTGATTAAATCTTTCTTCAACTCCACGAGGTATATGAGTTGCGTTTGGCTCTTCAAAGACGTATTCTGTTTCTTCTCTGGTTTCGTTTTCCCTTGATTTAGAATTACGTGATTCTTCAATACGTGTCATAATTTCTCCTCCACGTTACGTTTTAATTGCTGTGTACTCACCAGCGGCATTCTCTACCTTTAGCTTTTCAGCAGCATATTGTTCAAGAGGTATACCCCAATTCTGAGCAAGCCTTACATCTTCTTTCGTTAGCTTTACTTTTTTATTGGAGCTAGGAGTGGAACGTGACGCTCCAGCTACCACTTGAGCAGGTTGTGACGGTTGTTCCTGCACCGATTCTTGTGTAGTAAATTTATGAGGAAAGTTCTCTTTTAATTTACTATCAATTTCATTGTAGAAATCAGGATCACTTGGATCAAAACCCTGTTCTTTTAAATCTGCATCCAGAGCAAGAGCTGCTGCTGTCATTACTCTGTCTTTCCCAAACCACTCATTTTCTGATTTTCCTGCCCATTCCACAGCCAGAGGATCTACTTGAGATTGCTGCTGTTGCTGTTGAGCCTTGGCATACTGCTGTAATTGTTCTTGTGTATACTGAGGCTGTGTTGGTACATCTTTAAACTGAGCTTTGGTGACATTCAGTGTTTTTAAATCATTCTGAGCTTCATTTAAAAACTCCTGTGCCTTTAATATCTTTCCTGAATCTCCTTCTTCATGGGCTGAAGCATAAGCTGCTCTAGCTAATTCAAGTTTATCTGTGATCTGCTTCTCATTTGCATCCAGATTTAACTTACTGATATTATGAAATTCCTGTTCTCTAGAAGTTAAACGAGTATTCAAGGTTTCATTCTGTTGAACTAACTGAGAAATCTGATCATCACGATCTTTTCTTTGCTTTATTAGTTGCCTAATTCTCTTTTGAGCACCTTTTGTTTCAATACCATCCAGTTCCTGTGGCTCTGCAACAGGCTTTTCTACCTCTGCTTCTACTTTTGCTTCTGCTTTTGGTTCTGGCTCTGGCTCTGCTTTTGCCTGTACTTTTACTTCTTCCTCTACTTCAAATTCTACCTTATCTTCTTCTTTCTCTGAACTAGTGGTGTCCACTTCTGTCCACTCTTCTTTATCAACCATTTCTATTCCTTTCGTTGCTTACGAGGCATTCGTATTTACGGTATTACTCTATTATACTACAAAACTAGACATAATGCAAGTCCTTATGATCCACTTGTTAAATTAAATGTAGGATCAAGATCTCTGGGATGCTCAACTCTACAGATAACCTGATCATCAAACAAGAGGATCAGCCTAACAGATTTATAGAATAACTTCTGACCAGCATGTTTGGCATAACAAACGAAGTCTCCTTCACTACACCAAGATCCATTGGGAAATTTTATCTCGTCTTGATAAGCTAATTCTCCTATGGCTAGAACCTTTCCTACCGTGGTAAGATAGGCCATGTCATCTCTGGTTGAGTCGGGAAGTACTATTCCTCCTTTTGTTATTCCTTTTATACTTACTGGTCTTACCAGAATATGGTATCCCGGTAGTTCTGGCAGAGGCTTTGGATCTTTAATCTCATCCTCTGTAATCCACATATCGTTTTTTATAGCGTTACCTAAATGTACCTGTTGCATTTACTCCTCTTCTTCATATATACGGCTTTTTACGATAGATGTAAAAGTTTGTCTGGACCATTCAATTCCTTGAATATGTCCTACCAACTGTTTGTAATGGGCATACGTTTCTGCATTACCATCACTCAATACATTTCGTAATCTATTTAGCTCGTCGTTAAAATGTTTTATTACTTCATCCCAAATTTCCATTAAGATATAACCAATATCACTATTACTGAAATAAGAACTCCAAAAGCAATCCAAGATGCAAGATCAAAATTATTTAAAAATTTCATATATCTGCACATGCATAACAATTAATTTCTAGTCCTACAGAAATCTCTTTCACAATAGGGGCTGTCCACATA